GGCATGGCCGCTCAACACTTCGGCCGCCGAGGCGGTCTTGTATTGATTGGTGGTTTCGCCCCTGACTTCGGCGTACTCCACGATGTCGCCCACCTTCACACGGGCATTCCAGGCATCAACTGCCTTCTGCGGGTTGGGTCTGCGGTTCATGATGGTTTCCTCTCTGGTTGGCTTCGGTAAGCGCCGCACGCGGCGCTTACCGAAACCCGCTTTTCAGCGGTTCGGGTGCCGGGATTCCAACCGGCGTGACCGTTTCTGTTCTTGGCTGTCTACGCCTCACCCTCTTGACCCGTGAACCGCGCTTTGGCGGACTGGATACGGTAGGGACACCGCGCAGAGCTGCGGCCATGCCCGCAGGTGCGATTGAGCCGGATGAACACCCCACATTGGCGGGCGAGCAACATCGGCGACAGGTTGTTAAAGAGCGGTACTGCTGGTGATGCTTTAGACGCGTTACTAGCCGGCTTCCGCCCAAGCGTTCTACGTGTCGTTGAAAAGTATAGAAAACCTAGACTTTTAATGTCAAGAAAAACTGTACTTCTGGTGGGTCCTAGATGAATGCTTGCGGAAGAGTGGCTGGGTAACGAAAATAGCCCGCTCAGGGTGGGCTGCGGGGGATAGTGGCTTAGTAGTCTGGCTGACGCCAGAGGCCCAGTACCAGCCCCACCACACCCCAGATTCATAATTCGCACCATGACTGGCTCCTTCCAACCTAGGAAGCACTTCCTAGCGATGTAAAAGTTATGATCAATTGCGGATAGCGACCGGAGCGACACGAGAACTAGCTGCTGATCTGTGGCGCGGCAGGGTGCGCTTACATTGCGCGAAGTTCAATTTAACTGTATAAATATACAGTTCTATTGATGCTAGTAGACTGTTACTTTCTATTTCTTCGAATATGGAGGTAGAAGTGGCAATTGATCGAAAGCCGGTGACTATTCACTACCGCCGTTATGTGAACCAACCTGGTCGCCCCACGTTGGAGCAATTAGTTACCTCAGCTATGCAAGCCAATCACAACGGAGCGATGGTAGCAGCGCGCTATACGTCCCGAATTCAGACGGTAAACGCAGATAACTTTCTAAATAACATCTTCAGGCAACAATCCGCTGGCGGAGAACCGCTTGCTTTTGGTGATGTGGTGCATTTCACCCGAGGCCATTTACAAGCCGTTTTGCAAATGGCAGGGCCCACCTCCTCTCAACTGATCGTGGCCCAAATGGCCGCGCCAGAGCAGAGTGAATATGTTCATTCACAAATGTTTTGGCTGATCAAGGGGGATCATGTTTTCGTGATCCAGAGTATTTCGTTGCAGACGGAGGCGCTCGAGAAGTATCTGGCCTGGCTTTTGTCAACGTATGTGCCTGGCTGGGGTGGGGAGATCGCTCTGGCTACGAAGTTCGACTCAGGTGCTGTGGGAGGAGACTTAGAAGACATCAAAGAGCTTGTCATCGGTGGCACCCTCAGTGGGCCTCAGGTCGTTGACGCTCAGGAGGCGGCACCCCCGGAAGGCGAGGGACAGCATGTCGTACGAGACATTGTTCGGGACCAGAATCTGGTTGCTCGTCAATCGTCTGGACGCGAGATGGCGCGAGGTGTATTAGAGGCTATCATGAACCATGACACTGCCGCCGCTGATAGGGTCTTGCAGGCTGTGCCGGCAGACGCTGAGTTGCACGTGCAGGTGCACATTGGGTACAAGACTCGTAAGCGCCGTGTGGACAAGACCTCACTTCGCAACTTAGAGGTTGGGCTGCGACATTTGCCGGACAGTCAGCTGAGCGTAGTTGCAAAAGGAGGGGTGCGCTCCCCCGATGGCAATATTCGCTTGCATCACAACGCGTCGGTGACATTGATTAAGGCTCAGTTTGGCGAGTCCGAAATAGTAGGGTCATTGCTTGACCCGACCGACGCTTTAAGAGCGATGGGTCAAGCGTACGCTGTAATGCTGGCGGACGGGAAGATCGCCGATTAATTCGAGATATGAAATACCTTCATCCTATCCTGGCAGCAATATCGTGCGTAGTCATCGGCTACACCGTAGACCTGTCCTCATGGTTGGACATGAAGGACGGCCTTCTGGCCTTTTTGGGGCTAATCTCTGCCGCCCTATTGCAGCTAATCCCGGTGACAACCAATTTCCTCACGTCTGAGGAGTTGACTCCTGCTGAAGCTGAAGAACTGACACGCTCCCTGGGGCGGCAGCAGAATTTTTGGGTTGGGATGTTTGCAGTCAATGGGCTCACGGTTGCGACCATTGTTGTCGCTGCGATTGTGAAAACTAGGCTGATCTGGGAAATTCCCGGATTCGGGGTATTGGATATGTCTCCCGTCTTCAGCGGGGTTATTGGCGGATTGCTTGTGTTTCTTGGATTGCGGTTAGTGCCCGTGCTCGGCGGAGTGTTGAGTTTGCAAAACCTTAGATCTCGCTTGGTGATTGATGCTGCCAAACGACGAGCTGCCGACAAAGCCGAGAAAATTCAGCGTGACATGGCCCCGCCTGCCGATCTCACGCCACCGGACTATGGAAAGATCATCCGGCCACATTGAATAGCGGGATTCCTCCCTTCGTCCTATTTCGTTAAGTTCCCGCTGAGGTGGTGCCTATGTCCGCTGCGTCCTCAGTCGATCCCGCAGTCCGGCGCTAGGAGCGCAGCAATCGCTCGTCCACCCCATTCCTCAGGTCATTGGGTGACCAAAGAATGCGACCGACGATATTGACGTCGCGGCCATCGTCTCTTGTCAGGGGGATGGGCTTGTAGGCAGGGTTCAACGACTTTGCCAGCCATATCCCATCTCGCGTCCGCGAGATGCATTTCACCAGCATGGATCCTCCTTGATTGATGGCGTAGACGATCCTCCGGTTGATCTGCAGCATGTCCTGGATGCGCTCTATGTATAAAAGCATCGGGTTGCGGTTGCGGATAGCGGGCTCCATGCTGTCTCCATCTGAGTAGACGATCCGCATCCGGTCAATGGGCAAGCCGAACGACTCTAAAAAAGACCGCCGGAGCAGGATCTGGCCTATCTCCGTTTCTTGGTAGTTTTCGATGCCCAGAGTGCCTGCGGCTAGGCGCACATCCAGTTCCGGGATGGGTATGAATTCGTGGTCATTTGCCGAGTAGCCGGAATCAGGCACGTGCCCAACATCCACTGCTTGGCTGATCAACACGCCCCCAGCCGTGTTCTCCATCTGCTTGGTTGTCTTGCCACCTTCCCAAGGAGCGAGGGCGGTGTTAGCCAATGGTGCGAATTCATCTGACGCGCCGTCCATGTCGACGACGTTGCCGCTAGTCGACTGACGAAGGGGCTCGACTTTCACTGGCAATTTCAATTGAGCGACGGTAAGCGCGATAGCACCTTCCAGACGCCCAATTTGGCGCGGACTCAATGCCTGAACTCCCGCTTCATCGATGGAAGGGAAGGGCCAGGGTTTTTGTTGCTTCTGGGTTGCAATGGGTGTGGCGCCCGACCGCGTTCTGAAAAGCGGTTCCAGGCCGGGCGGCGGGGGGGCCCAGTTGATTAGTTTCGCGATCTCGAGAATCTGGGTAAAGCTGGGCTCATGAGCATCTTTTTCCCACGCGGATACGTTTCCCTTCGTGCGCCCGAGCTTCTCCCCGAGCTCTGTTTGGGTCAGGCCCGCAACTCTTCTCGCCTCTTTGATCCATTGGCCGATTGACATCGCCCGAGTGTAAAGAAGATCTTGACTTGGCAGGTCTAGAATTACTTGACTTTCAAAGTACAGAAAATCTAGACTGTTGCCCATGGAACATCCTATTGATACTGCTGCGCGGATTGCTGGATCGGCCGCCGAACTCGCACGGTCCCTTGGCGTGACAAGGGCTGCCGTTTGGCAATGGAAGACTGCCGGACGAGTCGTGCCTATCGAGCACTGCCTCGCCATAGAGCGCGCCACTCGAGGAACGGTGACTCGCCAAAGCCTACGTCCTGATGACTATTGGCTCATCTGGCCAGATCTTGCGGCGCCTATTTCCGGACGACGGGGGCCCTCCCATGCATAGCCTCTACGCCCGATTCGTTCTGTGGCTGATTCGTCCAGCCGTTGAGCGAATCGCGGCGGGGGCGCGACAGGGCGGCGTGCGTCTGCCTGACCGCGCCGTGATCCGTTCGGAACGGCTGCCGTCAGCGGAGCGGATAGATCGCGCATCCGCGCTCACTTTCGCGCATGAGTTGGCCGCATTTTGCGACGAAAAGATCAGAGCCTTTGGTGCGCCTGTCCCGATTCCGTCAGGACAGGGAATCCCCCGAGAACCGACTGAAGCGACCGAACAACGGAGTTCCAGCCCTCCGTGGCTTCCGGCGATCGAGCCACTGGATTGTCCTGCGCAGCCAATGACGAATACAGATCGGAAAGAGCCGCCTTCAATTGATCGCGCTCCGGGTGAGTTGCAGCAATCGCAGTAACTGCCACCTTGAGTGCGTGAATCATGCCTTGGGTCCAAAGCCAGTTCGGATCTGAATTGTTTTCCATGGTCAGCCCTCTCCATATTGGGGCGAGTGTCTTGTGTGAGAGCAACCATTCTAAGGGGCTGACCACCCGTTTTTAAGGAGAGAGCGCATGGATAGCGCGACGACGCCGGCCCAGCCGGCACCGCAGCCGGCGGCACCGGCAAAGCCTAGCGACAAGGTGCAGATTGGGCCGTTGGACGTGTAGGTCGCAATTCGTTTTTCCATGCAGCGCATCGTAAGGCCGCTGCTGAGCAATAGATACGTTCAGGAAATCAGGAAATGAACATCACCACTGCGGCCGATCTGACGGTGCATGAGTACAAGGGCGGCAGCGAGTCCCTGGGGCCGCTGGTCGGCATTTCGGCGGCCGTGCTGCGCAACAAGGTCAACCCCAACAACACCACGCATCATCTGACGTTGGCCGAGGCGGATCGTATTGTCCGCATGACGGGTGATGTTCGGATCTTGGCCGCCTTCGCGCATAGCAATGGCTATCTGCTGGTCAAGGCCCCGGAGTCCTGCGGCGAAAGCGACATTTCGGTGCTGGAGCAGGTTGCCGGCCTCATGGTCGCCCATGGCAAGTTTGGTCATGAGGTGTACGACGCCCTGGCCGACGGCGGTGTGGACCAGCAGGAGATGGCGCGCGTCACCGCGGCTGGCCGCACCGTCATGGAAGCGGTGGCGAGCGTTGCGAACCGTCTGAGCGGGATGGCCGAGAAATGATCCAGCGCGGCACTTCGGGTGTTCCGGTGCGGGCGCGAGTCCCGTCCACGGAGCGCAAGGGGGGTGCGCGGGCGCGTGCGGCCGAGCAACTCTGCAGGAGCACTCGGTTCCAGGACTGGGTTGTTGCCCGCGTTGGCGCTGCCCCCCAGGGCGTGACAGCTAAACAGCACGCGGCGCAGTTTGTCCGTGACGTTTGCGGCATCACCAGCCGTGCCGACCTGGATCACGACGCCAAGGCGGCCAACTTGTTTTATCTGGCCGTCCGCAAGCCGTTCATCGAATGGAGCGGCATCTATGGCTGACTGTCTGCACATGTTCAGAGGCTACCGCGTGCCGCCGGAGACGGTGCAGGAGGTCCGCCAGGCCATCATCGACACGCCGCGACAGATTCAGGTGAGCGCGCTGAGAGCCATGGTGTCGCCTGCCATGGTGGCGGTTAGCCCCTGGCTGCGGACCACCCGGGATGACGCTGCAGCTGCCGCGGTGGAGTCGTTCTTGTTCGACGCCGTGCGCGCCGGCCTGGTCAGACGCCACATGAACGGCTGGAAGTTCTCGCACTGGTCGCGTGTCCGAAAGCAGCGGGGTGCGGCATGACCTTGAATCGCAAGACGCCCCTGCGTCAGAAAACGCCGATGAAGCGTGGCGCGCCGTTGAAGGCCAAGGCGCCGATGATGCGGGCCAAGCCGATGTCCCCGCCGCGGGCCGCCATGAAGGCGCGCAAGAAGGGCAAGAAGCCGCCCAAGACCGTGTATCGCAACCCGGAGCTGCTGGCGCTTGCCAAGGGCGAGGAATGCTTGCTGCGCGTTCCCAAGTACTGCCAGGGCGGCACGGACGCCACAGTCGCCTGCCATTCCAACCGCCTGCGGGACGGCAAAGGGAAGGGAATCAAGGCCCACGACTGGGCTATTGCCTTCGGTTGTAGCGCATGCCACTGGTTCATTGACCAGTCCATGGCGCCGCTGGAAATGAAGCTGTCCTATTTCATCCCGGGCTTGCGGCTTACGCGGCTGCGGATCGTTGCCATGGGCAAGTGGCCCGAGGAAGCCGAGCGCGGGTATCAGCAGCTATATGGGGAGGCGGCATGAGCGCCGTAGTCTTGAAGATGACGCCGAAATCTCCCCAGCTTGAGGAGGGCCACACGCAGATTTCCAACGAGCTGCTGGAGGCGATCACTGCGCATCCGTTCAAGCAGACCACGCTGCGCGTGTTGCTGGCGCTTATCCGCAAGACCTATGGATTCAACAAGAAGGAAGACGACCTTTCCGCCTCGCAGCTGGGCGCCTTGCTGGGCGACATGAAGCGCCAGCACATCACCACGGCGCTGAATGAGCTTGCGGGGATGCGGGTCATCCACAAGCGGCCGGGCAAGTACGGCTCCATCGTGGGCATCAACAAGGACTATTCGCAGTGGCTTGATAGTCCGAAATCCGGACAGGTGAACGAATCTCGGACTAGTGGAACTACTAGTCCGAATCTCGGACAGGTGAACGAATCCGGGACTACCGCTAGTCCGAATCTCGGACAGGTCGCTAGTCCGAAATTCGGACACACAAAAGACAACCTTCCAAAAGACAACCAACAAAAGGAATCTGCTGACGCAGATTCTTGCGCCGACCAGCTTGCGCTGCTTGGCGCCGAAGACGGCAATGCTCCGCCTCCCGTCGTTCAGCTTCCGCTGCAAGACGGCTCCGAGTTTTTGCCCTCCGATGTCCAGCTCGCGGAGTGGAGCGCGGCTTTTCCTCAGGTCGATGTGCCGGGGGCGTTGAAGCGGATGCGGGTGTGGTGCACAGCCAAACCTGCGAACCGCAAGACGCGCCGGGGCATCTCCGCATTCATCGTCAACTGGCTGGCCGGTGACCAGACAAAGGCAACAACCCCAGGGGCGGACCAGCGCCGCCCCGCGAAAGGAGCAAAGATCCATGGAAACTTCAGCAGCCAGGACTACCGGCATGGTGTTGACGACGATGGCCGGTTTTAACTTCGCTACGGAGGAGCGGCATTGCTCCGAGCATGGGGCGTATACCGCGATGAAGACGCCGGTAGGCTGGTCGGACTGCACGATGTGCAATGCCAAGCGCCAGCAGGCCGAGCGCTTCCGCCTGGAGGCCGAAGCCAGCCGCCTGACCATCATGCGCCAGGCTGAGGTGCCCTTGCGCTATCACGGCAAGACGCTGGATAACTACGACGCCTTGAACGAAGGCCAGGGGCGCGCACTGCGTGTGGCGACCGAGTACGCCGATAGCTTCGCCACTGCGCGGGCCGCAGGCCGCGGGCTGATCTTCTGCGGCACTCCGGGAACGGGAAAGACCCATTTGGCCGTGGGGATCATGCATCAGGTGCTGGAGGCCGGTTATTCGGCGCGCTTTGCCGTGGTGCTGGACGCCATGCAGGCAGTGAAAAGCACGTATCGCCGGGACGCGGCCAGCACCGAGGCCGCGGTGTTGGAGAAGCTGACGGCGCCCGACCTGCTGGTGCTGGACGAGATCGGAAACCAGTACGGATCCGACACCGAGCGGATGATCCTGACGAACGTCATCAACAACCGCTACAACGCGATGAAGCCCACCATCATGCTGAGCAACTTGGCAAAGGACAAGCTGGGGGCGGAGCTGGGCGAGCGCGTCATTGACCGGATGCGCGAAGGCGGCGGGCGCATGGTCATCTTTGACTGGGACAGCCACCGGGGGGCGCACGCATGAAGCCCTGGCCGACTACTGGCGCCAAGCGCTCGCCGCGCGCGTCCATCGGTGCGGCAAAGCTCGCTGGCCCGAGCGAAGACACCATCCAGGCCCAGGTGATCAGGTGGGCGACCCTTCAGGCCGGCGTATACCCGGAGCTTGCGCGCCTCTTCCATGTCCCCAACGGCGGCCAGCGGCACGCGGCTGTAGCGGCCAAGCTGAAGGGGCAGGGCGTGAAAGCGGGCGTGCCCGATCTGTTCCTGCCCGTGCCGCGCTACGGTCGGCCTGGGCTCTGGATCGAGATGAAGACGGCCACGGGCACCCTCAGCAAGGCGCAAAAGGATTGGGGGGAGTTCCTGGAGAGCGCCGGCTATCGCGTCGAGGTGTGCCGGAGCTTCGATCAAGCGCGGATTGTGCTGTTGGACTACCTGAATCCGAAAGTGCCTTTCTCCTCGGGGGTGATTTGATGACCCCGGGACGAAATGCGGCCTTGCTGACAGGACAGACGGCGCTGGCTCAGAAGATCTATGCAGTCTTGCCGGCTGAGCGCACCACCGCCTTTACCGCGTTGCGGATTGCCCAGGCCATGAAGGAGACCACGGGCGCATCCCCGGACATACACACCATGCGCGGATGCCTGGGGAGGCTGAAGGAGGCGGGTTTGATCAAAGAGGTTGTGCCGGGGTCGTTCCGGCGCATTGAGGTGAAGGAAAAATTGACAATGACGAATCAGGGGCAGCAGATGATAAGCAACAACTCCCACGGCAAGGCACCCATCGAAATGCCCGGGGGCGCAAAGCAAGCGGCGCCCATGGACGTGCTGGCGATGATCGCCGAAAAGGTTCGGACGGTTATGGCTGGGCTGGGGGCGTTGGCCGAAGAAATCGACCAGGCCGCAATCATGATCGAGGAGCGCGCGGCAGCGGATGCGAAAGAGTTGGCCAAGGTCAAGCAGATTGCGACGCTCCTCAAGGAGCTGGGCTAAGGCTCGGAGGCGCAATGGTTGAGCGATTCGACGCTAACGCCGTTTTGTGGAACTGGGCGCGCTGGTGCTGGTCCGGCGCATCGGTCGGAAACATGGCGTGGTACGAGCCGGCGACTGAGGACTACCACCCGATCGAGATGGGTCATGCGATGGCGGTTGAGCGTCTGCATCAGGCGCTGCCTCTTGTCGAACGCATGATCATCATCGCGGAGTATCCGCAGCGTCATGAACGGTTCGCAGGGCTAGATGCGCACCAGCGGCGCACGGCGGCCCTGCGCTGGATTGCCCAGGTGACGGGCAAGGCAATTTCGGCCACCGAATACAGGCTGTATCTGGGGCTTTTCAAAGACAAGGTGAAACGTGAAGTTTGCTAAGGAAATTATCGGCTTGATGGCGGCCTACCCGGGGCGAGATTTCAAGATGATCGAACTTGTGCGCCATGCTACGGGGGCGCGAGAATTGGCTCCGCGCGAGCGCGAGCGTGATCGCAAGGCCGTTATCCGAGTCTTGGCCCAATTGGCTGATGCGGGTCAAATCCTGCGCCGGCCAACCAGGAGTGGAGTGCGAAACTCGTTGTGCTATCGCTGGAAAAGTGGGACATGAAGTCCTCGCGAAGTGGGACGTAATTTGGGACAATTCGTCCGTCCACAGGTGCGCCCGCACGAAACGCGCCTGATAGCCCGCCATGCGAAAGCAGGCGGGTTTTTTCTTGCTTCTTTTTCACCGGACCCCCGGGTGTGACGAGATAGTGCTTCAACGCTTAACCCTCATGGACACGTCCACATGCGTGCCACGATCTAAATCAGCTCCAGGTGCTTTTTCCCACTGAGGAAGAGAAAGCAATTCTCTGCCAACTTCGCCAGCTTGGATGCGGCGAGCTACATCATCGAGCAATTGGGTGCGATTCGCGAAGTTCCTGCCGCTCAATCCACCGATGAAAAGTCGATAGGTGAGGTTGGGCATTTGGCCCTTCATGACCCCCAGGTCGAGTATTTGGCCTTGCTCGTTGCGAATCAGCAGATGGCCTGGGCGAGCGTAGATGCGATAGATGCGCCATGGTGAAGAAATGGCTGCGTGAGTTGGCTTCGTTCCAATATTCCGGTCTCTTTTCGCACTTTGCGGCGAGGTCGGCGGGAGGCGCCTGACAAAAGCATGCGCGAATTTAGCAATGGACCTTCTGATCGCTCTCACCTGGTCGTCGCTAATTTTGCGAACATTGCCTTTTGCCGGTTGAGCAGGGCAGGTGGATTCGGCGGGCGTTGTACTCGATGCATGCTTGCACTCCTAAATGGCAAGACGGCGTGGTGACGCACATCCAATCGCCAAATGGGCAGGGTACGCCACTTGTCACTCGCAGATTGAATCAATGGAAGGTCGTTACACAAAACTCGGCTAGGTGTTGCACGATGCAAGATTGGCCTGCCTCTCCAAGGGCCCCCACCGTTGTTTGGTGCTATTTGGAAACGTAGGTTGACTTTCGAAGATTGCGCACCCATAGTGAGTTAGCGGCTTTTCGAGCATCGCGATTTCCGGTCGGTTTTGCGCCCTTCAGGGTGCTTCATTGTTCGTAGTCCTTTCCTTGACTAGCTCCCTTTTCGGGCGGTGCCCGCTATGTAAGGAGTCGAAGAATGGAAACCGGAATTGTTAAGTGGTTCAATGACGCAAAGGGCTTTGGGTTCATCATGCCTGAGGATGGTGGCAAGGACCTATTTGCCCATTTCTCTGAAATCGTCAGCGGTGATGGCCACAAAGTTTTGGTCGAGAATCAACGCGTGAGTTACGTCACAGCGCAAGGGGCTAAGGGCCCGCATGCAACGCAAATTCGCGCGTTGTGAACAACAGTCCTGGACTGATGAACGGACAGGGAGGACTAATGTTCCATAACAACATGGTCTATAAAGGTTATCGACTGACAGCTAGTGTCTCTCGCATATCGGTTGGAGGCAGTCGTCGGCCCGCTTTTACCGCAACTGTGGCGTTGGGTGCCGTTTCGGACCAACATGAGCTGAACGAACCACAAGTAGTACCGCTTTTTGCCTCAGGAGGGTTTGTTTCAAGCCCAGTAATGGCGGTAGATGCCGCCATAAATCATGGGCGTTATTTGGTCGACGCTCACGTACGGCCTTCCTGAGCCGCGTTCGCCAGTGTGCCTGACGGTAGTTTTTTCATGTGTATCGATAGGCGGCGCGATGTCGATTCAGCAAATGAGCAGGTACGATCTGGCAAATCGGCTGCGCGAGATGGCAGAGGCGATAGAGAAAAATGAACTTATCCAGTGGGCAACACTTGAAATGAGTGCGATGTCCGCCGGGGAATTTGCGTCTGGCGCATGCCCCGGGACGGAAGTGAAAAGGCAATGCCCAACAGCCTCAGAGAGATTGGTCGAACAGGTTATTACGATCAGGTTGACACGCGACAGCTGATTGTCTGCCTGCCTTCACTATCGAGATTGATGCAAACCCGCCACGCGAAAGCAGGCGGGTTTTTGTTTTTTGACATTCCCATGCTTTCAACATTGTGGACATATACGGTATGGTCTCTGCTTGTCTGAATGAGTACGGAGATCCGAGTATGAAAATGACTGCTAGAGGCTTTGGCCGGGCGTTCATGCTGGCGTGTGTGCTGGCAGTGCCGGCGATACAGGGGTGCGCGACGAGTACGAATCCCCGCGCTACGGCAGCTGTGGAAGACGAACCGTTCTACGCGTGGTTCAACAGGTTGGTGGACCAGGTCAAGGCTGACCCCAACTACAAGCGCATACCGATCGATACCAAGGCCGACGAAGAGCAGTTTTTGATTTGGCTGCACGACACGTATCGCCATCGCATGACCAAGCAAGAATTCGCTGAGTTGGTCAATGGGCGGTATCCGAATCATCGCAATGAAGTGGCATTCATCGTGTCGAAGTTCCCCTGATCTGGGGGGGGCTTGCACAGCGAGGGTGTGTATGAAACCCGCCGTGCGCAAGCCGGCGGGTTTTTGTATTTCTGCGGGCTTGGCGAGTGGTCAGGCTGCGGCCTTCCAAGCCTCTTACGCGGGTTCGATCCCCGCAGCTCGCTCCAGTTTCTATAGAGTCAGACCCAACTGACGTTTAGCCGACACTGTCTGTCGTCGCCACAGTGACTACACAAGTGTCGATTTCGACAGAAAACAAGTCCTGGATCTGACTTGCCAACTCGTGTTGCGCTTGGACTTGCTCGTGGGCGGAGGGCGCAGCGTTGCCGTCAAACTCGATCAGAGTTAGTCGTTGTCGCGGTTCGTTGGCACTTGCCAAAAGAAAGATTTTCGTATGCCGGGTTGGCCAGTCGAAGAGGGCGAGCCGCCCATCCGGGAGTTTTTCCCAGGATTCGAAGCGGCGTTCGCTGGCCGCACAGCAGATGCTATGCCACAGCCTGCCAGGGTCTTTGGTTTCTATAACGATCATGACTGATGCCTGAAACAGATCGGCGACATTATAGGCATCAAGGAATTGCACCTTGATTAAAAACAGGCCCCGATACGGATGATCCGGTCGGGGCTATTTCATTGGAAGCGCGATGAGTGATATCTGCCAGGTGAAACACCAAGTCGTATTGCGCGTGGACAAGTTGCTCGGCATGAGCGGCGCAGCTGCGTCTGTGGATGTTGATGTGTATGCTTTGGCGCCAGGCGACCGGCGGGTGAAGGTCCACACGGAACGCTTTATTGGCAAGGTTCGTACTTCCGGCTATGTACGGACGGTTTCGGTTTGGATTGACACTGTATTCGGGCCGGTGTCGGACTTTGAACTGATTTGTCGGCCCGAGTCTGGCGCAAATGTCGAAGTCGCTCTGGTGAATGGTTAGCACGCACCAGCTATCATTCTGGCTCCGAACACAGGAGGCCAGAATGGACTACGAGCTGGACGAAGACAACCCCGGATGGGTCAAGGGCTGGGCAGTGCTGCGGAACGATCCGTGGGACCTCGCAGGGTTTTTCCCGACTTTAGAGCAGGCCAGCGCGTACTTGAAAGAAAAAGGCCCAGGCTACGCGGTCCGGTTAGGGTCTAAGCGATTAGCGACCGATGATTTTGTGGGCGAATAGCACATTCCACCCGCACAAACGAAAACTCCGATACGGATACCCCCCCGGGTCGGGGTTTTTTCTTTTTCGCGGCGTAGCGTGGTCGTAGCGCGTCGGGTTCATACCCCTCGGATGGCGCAGGATCGAATCCTGCCAACCATCAACGGGGCGCGTGCGTCTTCAGCCAGTCCCGAAGCGCAGCGTCAACTCGCGTTTGCCAGCCGGTGCCTGTTGAGCGGAAGCGCTCCAGCACGTCGGGCGACAACCGGATCGTGATGCGCTCCTTCGTTATCTCGGCCTTCGGGCGCCCGATTTTCTTCATCTGCTTCAGGTCGGCGGCACCGAGTTCGTAGGTATCCGGGTCAGCGGCGATTCCGCGGTTAATGGCCTCATCTTCTTCACGGGTGGGGACAACCGTCCCCGGCTTAAGCTTCGGCATAAAGATTCACCTCTCTCGAATTTGCCTTGCGCAGACTGACGATGCGTCGTTCGTTGTTGCGATCCACGTACACCACGCAGTACAGGCGCACATCGATATAGCCCAGGGCGATCATGCGGCGTTCACCGTACTCACGGCGCATGTCTTCGCGCACCAGGGCGTCGTCCCATTCGAACTCTTCGGCTTCGGCCAATGAAACGCCATGCTTGCGCTGGTTGCTCAGGTCTTTGGCGGGGTCGAATGTGATGTCCATGTAGTTATTGTATGTACGTTAAGTCTGATGCACAAGGACTTTTTGTGCATACGTTTATCCCTGTTCCCTCCCGCTACCGAGGGCAGCACGCATGGCATAACGCGCGGGACGTAGGAGCGCTCGGCGCTGGAGTTCATGGCCGTACGGACCTGCGCTCCAGGGAAACCCCGGGGGCCCCTAGGGAAATCGGTGCGGTAAGGGTAATTCGAACCCCGAACGCTCGCTAGTCACGGGCGCGCTAAGGGGGGTAATAATAATTTCGCCCACCTATCCATCGCGCGGATTCGGCGGTGAGGGGCACAAATCTGAGACCGTCATGAAGCTGCGCCACCACTCTACGATTCGTGAGGGCGTGGATTTCTACGGCCAGGTTCAGAGGCAGCTGCCATATGCGACAGCCTTGGCCTTGAATCGGGTCGGGCAACACGTACTCGATGCGCTGGCGCAGGTCACCGGAGAGGTCTTTGATCGCCCGACCCCGTACACGATGCGGGCGTTGCGACTTGTCCGGGCCACCAAAGACAATCTGGTGGCCACGGTCGATTACCGCGACGCTGCCGGCAAGGGAATTTCCGCCGACAAGTATCTGCCGCCCCAGGTTCTAGGCGGTGGGCGCAGGCTGAAGCGGTCCGAGCGCGCACTTGCCAGAGTAGGGCTTCCGACGGGGGCGTTTACGGTGCCGGCCGCAGCGGCGGAAATGGATGCCTACGGCAACATGTCGCGCGGCCAGGTCGTGCGCCTGTTGTCGTACCTGCAGGCGTTCGGCGAGCAAGGCTACAGGGCGAACTCCACGCCGCGCAGCCGCGCACGCACTGCGAAGGTGGGGCGGTCGCCTGAAGGCTACAGGCGCATCAACGGCGTGCAGTACTTCGTTTCCCGCGGCAAGGGGTCCATGTCCGGAAATCGTGAGCAGCATCTGCCTGCTGGTGTATGGCGGAAGACCGGAACGCACGGAGCGGACGTAAAGCCGGTCCTGCTTGCGGTGGCCCAGCCGACCTATACGCAGCGATTCCCCTTCTACGAAACGGCAGAGGCGGTCTATGGCGAACGCTACGACGCCGAATTTTCCACCGCCTTAGATCTGGCCCTGTCCACTGCAAGATGATCGACCTTGACAAGAAGACGACCCAGGCCCGGTTCGGGCAACTGGTCGGGATCACGCAGCCTGCCGTCAGCGGCTTGCTCATGCGTGGCGTCATGGTCGCGGGCGATACGCTGGGAAACTGGCTGCTGTCCTACTGTGGGCACATTCGAGACATAGCGGCAGGGCGCCAGGCCGGCGAGGAAACAAGAACGCTCGATCCTGCGGAGGAAAAGGCGCGGCTATATGCGGCACAGGCCGACAAGATCGAGATGGAGAACTCGGTTGCCCGCGGCGAGCTTGCGCCCGTCAGCGTGCTGGAGGAGGTCTTGACTCGGGCGGGCACGAAGGTAAGCGCGGCTATGGATGCCATTCCCACGGCACTGAAGCGCCGGCTGCCGAATCTGACTGATGCGGATCTGACGATTGTGCGCCGCGAGCTTGCAAGGGCTCGCAACGCAATTGCATCCCTGTCGCTGGAGGATCTGGAGGCTGACGAAGAGAACGAGGGTGAGTAATGCTCATAGAGTCCAATCGCGCCGCGGTCGCGCGCGCGCTGCGACGTGGGCTTGCAACCTTCGCCACTCCCGAGCCAATGACGTTGCGGGAGTGGGCCGAGCGCAACTTTTATCTTTCGGCTGAATCGTCGTATGTCGAACAGCGTTGGGAGGCTTGGCCGTTTCAGCGTGCCATCCTTGCCTGTGTTGGTAGCGACGATGTGCACGAGGTTGACGTAATCAAGTCGGCCCGCGTTGGTTACACGAAGATCCTGCTGGCGGCCATTGGGTACTTCGCGGAGCATAAGCGGCGCAATCAGGCGCTTTGGCAGCCCACGGACAGCGCCCGCGACGAGTTCGTCAAGACCGAACTGGAACCGATGCTGCGCGACGTGACGGCGATGCATCCGATCTTTCCGACTCGCCTGGCGCGTCACAAGGACAACACGCTCCTGGTTAAGAAATTCCGTGGCAGCGTGCTGCACCTTCGCGGCGGTCGTTCGGGCGACAACTACCGACGGCTGTCTATCGGTGTCGCATTCTTGGACGAGTTCAGTTCGTTCGATTCGAACATTGACGGTGAGGGCGACCCCGGCCAGCTGGCGGCCAAGCGTCTTGAGGGCGCCACGTTCCCGAAGATGGTGGTTGGGTCCACGCCCAAGCTGAAAGAGACCTGCCTGATGGATAAGCGCGCAGCCGGCGCCGATGCGCGATATGACTATCACATCACGTGCCCTCACTGCGACGGGCATCATGCGCTGACCTGGGGAGGTAAGGATGAACCGCACGGGTTCAAGTGGATCGACGGCGATCCAGAATCGGTGAAGCACTTATGCCCGCACTGTGGTTGCCTTATCACCCAAAGCGAGTACCTGGAGGCATCGGAATCCGGATTCTGGTGCGGCTCGGACGGCACCACTATCGACCGCGACGGAGTTTTCCGTAGCGCGGCTGGCGAGGTAATACCGGCTCATCGGCGGGTCGCCTTCCACGTGTGGACTGCGTACAGCCCGATGGTCAGCTGGGCCAAACTGGTCCGTGAGTTCCAGGAGGCCTACGCCAAGGCAAAGCTGGGCGATGACGAGCCCCTGAAGACCTTCTGGAATACCACCCTGGGGCAGGCCTGGGAGGGCGAGGTCGAGAAGATCGAGGCGGACGAGCTGAAACGCCGAGCAGAGATTGAGGCCTACCGCCTTCCAGCCTTGGCCGAGAACCTCGTTCCTATGGGCTGCGTGTTGTTGCTCGCAGGCTGCGACACCCAGGGCAATCGGGTGGAGGTTGGCGTCTGGGGATTCGGTCGCGGCGGAGAAATGTGGACCGTGGATCACCAGATATTCCACGGGAACCCAGCGGAGGACGATGTCTGGTCCAACGTGGCGGCTTACCTGTTCGAGCGGCGCTTCCAGCATGAGGGCGGCCAGCAGATGAGCATCTACGCCACGGCCATTGACAGCGGCGGGCACCATTCGAATGCGGTCTACGACTTCGCGCGCCGCAACAAGGCGCGCCGGGTCTTCGCTGTACGTGGTCGCCCCTTCGGAGAGAAGGCCATCAAGGATGGCGCTGGCCAGGTGGATATCGACTGGCGAGGGAAGCGGATCAAGAAGGGCGTGATCCTGTGGCACGTCGGCACGAACCTGGCCAAGGATCTGCTGCACAGCCGTCTGGCTATCGAGACGCCGGGCCCAGGCTATGTCCACCTTTCCGAGGACTTGTCCGACGAATGGTTCAGACAGTTCTCCGGCGAGGCGCGAGTATCGCGCAAGACGGCTACCGGCATTCGAACGTTGTGGACGGCTCTGCGCAAGCGCGTCGAAGCCCTGGATTGCGCGGTCTATGCGCTATGGGCGGCTGAGCATCTGAGCCTGTCCCGCAAGACGGAAGCCTGGTGGGATGCCATGGCGGCGAAGCTCGATGCACTTCCACCGCCGCGGGAGGAGGAGCCTGACCCACCGTCGCCTACAGCCACACGACCAGTCGCTCCAGCGAAGTCCGTACCTGCCGCGCCAGCAGCGCGTGCGGGGCCGACGGCGAAGCCGGTTCGCCGGCGAGTTGCGGCTTCAAGCTACCTGAGGGGGCGCCGGTAGGTCGCAGAACAGAAACCAATAGGGCAAGGTCATGGCATATACCCAGGTGGACCTGGAACGGCTGGATCGCGCGATAGCGAACAGCCAACTGGAGGTCCAGTACGACGGCAAGCGCGTGCGTTTTCGCAGTACGGACGAATTGATGCGCGCCCGCGCCCATGTGGAGCGGGAGTTGAGCAAAGGAAAAGGGCGCCCGCGACAGTTCCGGCTGCGCAACGCCGGCAAGGGGATCCGATGAGTTATCTGAAGCATCGTGGTTCCGGCCTGCTCGTGCCTCGTCGCCTGAGCGCGCAGATGAGCAGCAGCTACGAAAGCGGCAGCGCTACGGGTAGTCGAGCGCGGAACTGGAACCCCTCCGGAGCGGGGCCGAACGCCGCCGCAACGCAAAACCTGGGTCTGCAACGCCGTCGCGCGCGGGATGCCGTGCGCAACGATCCTTGGGCGCTTACGGCTACGACGCGTTGGGTGTCCAACGTGATCGGCACGGGGATTCAGCCGTACCCCAAGCACCCGGACCCAGACGTCCGGCGGGCGCTGAAGGAGCTGTGGGCTGATTGGGTGCAGGAGGCCGATGCCGACGGCCGGCTGGATTTCTATGGGATGCAGGCCCTGGCTGTGCGCAGCATCTTCCAGGATGGTGAAACGTTGTTTCGTTTGCGTCCTCGGCGGCCGCAGGACGGATTATCCGTGCCTCTGCAATTGCAGCAGATGGAAGGCGATCAACTGCCGGTCGAGCGGTCACTTTCCTTGCCAAACGGTGGCGAGATCGTGAATGGCGTGGAGTTCGACGCCATCGGACGGCGTGCTGCCTATCACCTGTGGCGCCGCCATCCAGGCGAATTCGGCCGCGGTGCCCCGGGGCAGGACACGGTCAAGGTGCCCGCTGAGCAGGTCATCCACGCCTATCCGATGCTGCGGCCGGGGCAGGTGCGGGGAGTGACCGCCCTGGCAACGGTGCTGCTGCGGCTGAAATCCATTGACAACCTGGACGATGCGGTGATGTACCGGCAAGAGGTGGCCAACCTCTTTGCTGGCTTCATCACGAAGCCAGACCCCGACGCTGACCCGAACAACCCCCTCACCGGGGAGGCCGACGGCTACGAGATTGATGACGATGGCACGCCGCTCGTCTCCATGGAGCCGGGCACGATGCAGGAATTGGCACCAGGAGAAGAGGTGACATTCTCCAGCCCGCCAGATGCCGGCAACAACTACGAAGGGTTCATGAGGCAGCAGTTGATGGGGGCGTTTGCCTCTGTGGGCGTGCCTTACGAGATCGCGACGGGCGACCTCCGCGGCATCAGCGACCGGACGCTGCGGGTGGTCGTCAACGAGTTTCACCGGCTCATCGAGCAATACCAGTGGCACTGTGTGATTCATCAGCTTTGCCGCCCCGTCTGGAATGCCTGGATTGATGCCCTGGCGCTTTCGGGAACGTTTCCTATGCCGGATTTCCATCGCCGCCGCCGTGAATGGCTGCGCGTGCTGTGGGTTCCCCAGGGATGGCCGTACTTCAACCCCGTGCAGGACGTGCAGGCCGACAAGGAGTCGGTGCGAAGCGGCTTTGCCAGCCGGTCGTCAATCATCCTCAAGAAGGGCGACGATCCGGACCACATTGCGGCGGAGATCCGCACCGACAACGAAACGGCCGACGCCGAGGGCTTTGTGTTCGATAGCGATCCTCGGCACACGACCAGCGCCGGCAAGGCGACAGGATCTGACGGGGGCGGCAGCCCCGACCCTCTCAATCAATGAATGGAGCCAATATGGCAAAGAAGGCTTGGTATTCGATCACCGTCAATGCGCAGGCGGATAAGCCCGTGGTCGAGATTCGCATTTATGGCGAAATTGGATTCTGGGGAACTACGGCCGAAGCGTTCGTCGCAGAACTGGACGCAGCAGCGGCAGGCGGTGCCGACATCTTGGTGTCGCTGAACAGCCCAGGGGGCGACGTTTTCGACGCGTTTGCAATCTACAACGCGCTTCATCGGTACGCCGGTCGGGTAACCACGCGAGTGGATGGCGTCGCCGCCTCCGCGGCCTCATTGATCGCGATGGCCGGCAAGCCAACGATCATGCCCGAGAATACGCAGATGATGATCCACAACGCTTGGATCATCACTGGTGGTACGGCCGAGGACCTGCGCACCACCGCAGAAATGATGGATCGGATCCGAGACGGCGTGGTGGCAGCCTACTCCCGTAAGAGTGGGTTGGAGAGTGACAAGATCATCGAGATGATGGACGCGACCACGTGGATGTCTGCGCTCGAGGCGCAGGCGTTGGGATTTTGCGACCTGATCGAGGAGCCCGTGCGTCTGCAGATGTCGGATAGTGCGGCTGCCGTGCTGCAAAAGCACAAGAATCTGCCTGACGACGTGAAAGCTATGCTCAAGTCCCTGGAAGAGAGCGACCCCGAGCCCGCGCCGAATCCGAATCCGAAGCCCGGGCCCGGGCCCGAGCCCGAGTCGTCCCCGGCTCCTCCAGCGGATGCGCCGACGGCATCTGCGCTGGCCGCCCGTGTCTATGCGTCCTGCCGGCAAGAGGGGATTGCGGATCTGGCGGAAGGTGTGCTGCTCAGCGGTGCGCTGGATAGTCTTGAACTGGCGGATCAACGGGTCACGCAAGCCAAAGAGATCGCCGGCATCTGCTTGGCAGCAAAGCTGCCTGAGATGGCTGCCGCTTTCGTGTCTGCGGGCCTCACGGTAGACCAGGCGCGTGCGCGCCTGTTCGAGCATGTCGTGGCCGATGCGGGCGACTCTATCAATAACCGACCTCCCACCAATTCATCGGCCCAGAAGCAGAGCGGGCCGAATCCCCAGGCGATCTACGCCAAACGAAAAGCCCTCTCTGCCCACTAGGAGTCAGCACCATGTCTTTCATCCATCAACAGGCCAGAACGGCCGATTTCATCCTCTCCGAAGCCAACGGCCAGCGTTCGCGCGAAAACGCAATCTTGGCTGCCACCCTCGTCGCCCTGGCCGCAGGGCAATTGCTCACGCGGGGCGACGACGGCAAATATGCCGCCTACGCCGGCCCGGGGGCGGACCCCGGTGCGCCGATCACCGCTGACGCCGTGCTGTACGGCAATGCCCCGGTGTCCGACGATGATCAGCAGATCGTCGTCATCGCGCGTGACGCGGAACTGGCGGGCGCGCTGCTCGTCGGCTTGGATGCGCCGGCGCGCGTTGCTCTGCAGTCGGCCGGCATCATCGTCCGCTGATTCCACCAACACAACTCCACCTATCCAACATTCGCGGCCGCCTCCGGGCGGCCGTTTCTATTTCTGGAGCCTGACATGGCCGATATCAATATCTTCCAAGACGAGAAATTCACGGTTTCCGCCTTGACCGCCGCCATCAACGAGCTGGAGAGCATCCCGGGCCGCATCGGCAAGCTCGGCCTTTACTCGGAAGAGGGTGTTTCCTCCACCGTGGTGCAAATCGAATACGACGGCCAGACACTGGGTCTGGTGCCCGCCAAGCCCCGTGGTGGTGTCGGTCAATCGGTCGTCCTGACCGGCCGCAAGCTGATTCCGTTCAACACCGTGCACTTGCCGCAACGTTCCACGATGCTGGCCGACGAAATCCAGGGCATCCGCGCGTTCGGGAGCCAATCGGAGCTGGAATCGGCCGAGGCGCGGGTTGCCAAGTACCAGAGGAAGCATCGCCAGCAACTCGATCTGACGCACGAATATCAGCGCGTGGGCGGCATCAAGGGGCAGATCCTGGATGCCGACGGCACTTCGGTGTTGCTCGACGTTTACCATTCCTTCGGCATCGTCCAGCAGGAATTCCCGATGGAACTCACGAGCGCAACCACCCTCGTTCGCCAGAAATCGGACGACGTCGTGGATCTGGTCGAGGATGCCCTGGGCGCCACCCCGGCCAGCGGCGTTCGCGCGCTGTGCGGCAAGGACTTCTGGAAGACGCTGATCAACCACAAGAGCGTACGCGAGACGTACCTGAATACCGCGCAAGCAGCCGAGCTGCGGGGCAAGCCGGCCGACTCCTTCGAGATCGGCGGCATTACCTACGAACGCTACCGCGGCAAGCTGGGGGGCGCTCCCTTCATCGGCGACGAGGAGGCTTACGCCTTTCCCGATGGCGTGTCCGATTTCTTCATCACGCGCTTCGCGCCGGCCGACTATATGGAAACGGTCAACACCGATGGCCTGCCGTATTACACGCGGGTCGAGCCGTTGCCGTTCGGGAAGGGGCTTGAGATCGAAAGCCAGTCCAATCCGCTGCATCTGCCGACGCGGCCCAAGGCCATCATCAAACTGAAGATGGGCATCTGAAGCCATGGAATGGGATAACTCCGTGTTTGACGAAGCCTTCGATGCGGTGGGTCTGCGCGAGCCGGCGTTGCTGCTGGATACGGAGCCTCCCGTTCCATTCAAGGTTCGGTTCGACCGCCCGCAGGTCATCGACGAAGGGGGCCTGGTGCACTCGACCGACTACGAGATCGAGTACACCACCGCCGACGTCCCCGACCTTGCGTACCAAAGTCAGGTGGAAATTGGGGGCGTCCGCTACCGAGTCCGCCAGGAGCCGACCGCGGTAGGCGACGGCTTCTGGTCGCGCGCGATGCTGGAGCAGCTTCCATGACCACGCTGGCAATGCAATACGTGGTGGGCCTCCGTGCCGCCCTCAAGGCGGCGCCCGGATTCCCCGCCGAAGTCGAGTCATCGCCTGTACGGGCAATCGCCAGAGAGGATCCGATGGTTATCTCCGTGCAGTTGGGCGGGGAGTCGGTGGAGAGCATTCACCCGCCGCGCGCCACGCGCGTACGTGAAATCCATGTCCTCGTTCACACAGCAGGCGATGACCATCAGGCCCTTGCGGAGGCGGTGTTCGAGCAGGCCCACCCCGTCGTTATGGCATATGCCGGCCCCAACGTGGTCGAGGTTGCCGAGTTCGGGACCGATGAGCCCAAGTACGTCAATGGCGACCTGCGGCGGCAGGTTGTGAACAAGCGCTACCGCATTACCTACCAAACCGATGAGCACTCCCTCACCGCCTGAACTATCGGAGAAAGCATGAACAAGGAAAAGAAGGCAGTCGCCGACGATCCGGTGCGTACCGATGTCGCCCAGCCTGCGCAGGCGGTTACCGGGCCCCAGATCGATGAACACCATGGCCGCGGCGGGAGCTATCTCCGTGATTCGGCCACCGGCGAGCGAATTCTGATGGAACGGACCGAACCCTGCTCAGGCTGCCAGGCTCGATAGGGCCGTCTCGCTATCAATCTGGCCCATATTGGGCCTTCATTCTTGGAGCCCATGATGGCAAAGAAAACCCGCAATTCCGTCGTGCTGGCGAAACTGCAGACCACGGGCGGCACTGCCGCCCAACCGACAGGGGCCACCGACGCCGTGCTGGTGCGCAACCTGACGGCCACGCCTCTATCGGCGGAATTCGTCGAACGCGAACTCCTCCGCCCCTACATGGGGAATTCCGGGCAGATCGCGACCACGCAGTACGCGCAGCTCGAATTCGAAGTGGAACTCGCAGGATCCGGAACCGCTGGCAAGGCGCCTGCATGGGGGCCGCTTCTGCGCGCCAGCGGCTTCGCTGAGACGGTCACGGTAGGAACCGACGCACGGTATTTGCCGGTGTCGACCGATTTTGAACTGATCACCCTGCATTACTTCCTGGACGGCCTGTTCCACAAGATCGTAGATGCCCGGGGAACGGTCGCCTTCGATCTGACGGCCAAGAGCATCCCGGTTCTGCGCTATCGATTCATGGGCGCCTATGTGCCGATCACGGACGGCGCCATGCCCGCAGGCGTGGATTTCAGCGCGTTCCAGATCCCGAAGGCGGTAAACAAGGCGAACACGCCGGCCTGGTCGCTCGGCGCCTTTTCGGGCTGCTTGCAGTCCGTGACCTTCGACGTGGCGAACCAGTTGGTCTGGCGCTCGCTCATCGGCTGCGAGGGAGCGGAGATCACGGACCGCAAGCCGACGGGGAAACTCGTTCTGGAACTGCCGCGGATCGCGGATTTGGACTGGCCGACCATGGTGTTGTCCGGCGCCGGCACAGCACTGTCGATCACCCATGGGGTGACTGCCGGCCACATCATCGAAATCAAGGCCAGCACAGCCCAGATGACCAACCCGACGTACTCGGACCAGGAAGGGGTGACGATGCTGAACCTGGACACGAACATCAACCCCGGCGCCGTCGGCAACGACGAGCTGGAGATCATCGTCAGGTAGCGCCGCAGTTATCGCCCTTCCACCATTCTTACCACGACATGCCCGGAATCTCCCGGGCATTTTGCATTTGGAGCCCTATATGTCCTTCGTCGTCACCAAGCGCCCGGTCGCTGCCTTCCCTATCTCCCTCGTCGTCAACGGCACGAATGGCGACCCGCTGGAAATCAGCTTCGTCGCTCAGTATCACCGGCACACGCCGGAGCAGTTGGCTGATCTGACCGACGGCATGGTCAACAAGGCGCGCGCCACCCAGGACTTGCCCCCCCTCCTGCGGCCCGATGGCTCCCAGGCTCCCGAGTATCCCTACTCGAGCGACCTCGCGTTCGTGCAAGCAAAGCTGGCCAACTGGCTGGGCGTGAGGGATGCGGCGGGTGACTCCGTCACCTTCAGCCGGGAATCGCTGCAGGCGGTGATTACGGATTGGCCGGAACTGATCGCTCCGCTGTTCAGCGGCTTCTATTCCGCGCACCAGGGAGCACAGAAAAAAAACTAATCGAGGCCGCCAGGCGCTGGGCAGGAGCTGGCACATCACAGGCCGGCGGCTTTGATCCTGACGACCAGGTGCTGGCGGCGCTTCGGGCAGCAGGCGCGCCAGCGGAAGTTCTAGATGCGGCCAGGCCAGCATCGGCGTCTGACGACGAGGCGTTTGAAGTGTGGCCGGAAAACTGGCCGACATTTGAGGCGTTCATCGCATTGAGCCACTGCTGGACCTGGGTGGCGCCGGCAATGGGACGGCCCGTGAGGGTGGGAATCCCGTCCGCAGAAATCGAATCGACGCTGCGCCTGCTTCGGGCGAAGCGGCGAGTGCGTCGCGAGATGTTCATCGAACTGCGAGCGATGGAACGGGCCGCCCTTGAGGTCTTTGAAAGCAACGAATAGGCGCAACGCCGGAAATCAATATGACCGATAAGATCCTTGCCGTTCGGATGACCGGCGACGAGGCGGACTTGTTGCGCGCGTTCGGCGCGGGCAGTGCAGCGTCGGCTCAGTTTGCTGCCACGGCGGAGGCTTCTCTGGCGCGGGCTGCGGCAGCGGCTGATCGAGTGGGTGCGGCATCCAGCCAGATGTCGTTGTCTGTTAACGCGGCGTCGGCTGGCGCCCAGGCATACGCGACCGCTGGCGAAAGATTCCTGCAAAGCCTGGCGCGGCAGGCGCAGGCCGCAGGCAAGACCCGATCCGAGCTGCTGGAGTTGCGTGCTGCGGAACTCGGCGTGGCCACGCAGGCCGCGCCGATGATCAACCAGCTGAAGGCCCAGGAAACTGCGCTCAATGCCGGATCGGCAGCTCTGAACAAGCATGGAATGTCTGCCGCCCAAACGGCTGCGGCAATGCGCGGTGTTCCCGCCCAGATCACTGATATCGTCGTCTCACTGCAGAGCGGGCAGCAGCCCATGACGGTGATGCTCCAGCAGGGCGGGCAACTGAAAGACATGTTCGGCGGGATCGCTCCCGCTGCCCGAGCGCTCGGATCCACCTTGTTGGGAATGGTGAACCCGTGGACGTTGCTTGCTGGCTCCGCCGTGGCCTTTGGTGTCGCGGCGTATCAGGGAAGTCAAGAGACCGAGCGGCTAAACCGGACTATTCGTCTGACCGGCAACTATGCTGGGGTGACGGCTGGGGGCATCCGCGAGATGTCTGCGGCGGTGGCGGGCATATCGGGCGGGGGCCTGGGCAAGGCGCGTCAGGCAGTGGAATCCCTGGTTGCGACGGGCCAGATATCAAAGGAGACGATTTCTAGCCTGAGCGCCACGATGGTGGAGCTGCAGCGCGCCTCCGGCCAGTCCATGGACGAGATATCCAAGGACTTTGCGCGGATGCCCGACGGCGTCACGAAATGGGCGGAAGAGCACAACCGCTCGATGAACTTCATGAATCTGGCGCAATGGGACTACATCCGCACGCTGGAGGAGACGGGCAATCGCGAGGCGGCCATGCAGGCCACTTCAAAGGCGCTGCATGACTACCTAGGTAATGAGGCTGCCCAAAAGATCGGATTCCTTGAGCGTGCGTGGAGCGGAGCTAAGAGGGAGGCGGAGGGCTATTGGGAGGTGTTGAAGTCCGTTGGCCGCGATGCGACTCTGGGGGAGGAGATCCGGGAGGTCGAGGAGCGGATAGCGAGGCGAGAGCAGAAGCTTGAACGGCGCGGAGGAAGTGGGCCAAACAAGGCCAAGATTGAGCTAAACATTGCTGCTGATCGCGCCGAGCTCGCGGCGCTCCTGGAGCAGAAGGCGGCCGAGGACGCCACTGCTCAGGCGAAGGGAGCTAATGCAGCAGCACATGCGGCTTCCATTGCGGCTGCCAAAGCTCTTGACTCCCTAGACGACGCGACTAGCAAGTCACGTCAGTTAAAAAAGGCTTTAGAAGAGAACTCGCGAAACGAAGCGAGTATTCGCGCCATCAACCCGAACGATGACCGGGTGTCCGCCACCGCCATCCGTGCACGGGAAACCGCGACCCGAAAGCGGTTCGAAGACAAGGATGTAGCGACTGCCGGCCAAAACGGAATATCCGCTCAGTTGGCTGCAATGCAGGCGCAGGCGCGCTTGCGAGAGGAAGAGCTTCGACGGGAGAGCACGCGCCTAGAGGGCGAACGTGCCCGCGGCCTGTTGTCGGAAGAGCAATTCATCCACCGGCGCGGTGAGGCCCAGCGTGCAGCCCTGCAGGATGAGCTGGAGGTGGCTCGCAAGCAGGCGGAGATAGCCGGAGGAAAGAAGCAGCTTTCGGAGCGGGAGCGTTACCTTGGCCGCGTAAAGGAGCTTGAGGCTCAGATCGTTCGCTCCCAGGAGCAAGAGGCCACCGATATCGAGAAGTACCAGGAGAAGATCCGCGGAGCGTTGCGGGCTACTCAGCTGGACATCGAGAACTATCGCGAGACGCGTGACCTGCAGGCTAACCGCCAAGTCAACGCTATGACGCTGGGTGCGAATGATCGCGCCCTGGTGGACTCGGTGAATCAGGCCCAGGACCGATTCCGGCGCATCCGTGATGGCTTCACGGACAAGATGCTGCGCGAGGGAGGGGCAGGCGCGCTCGATTCCGCACAATACCTGCAAGGAATTGCCCAGATCGATGCGGCCATGCTGGCCCAGGTCGAGCGTGAGCGCGCGTACATGCAGGAGCGTGTCGCAATCCAGTCTGACTGGAAAAGCGGCGCGCTGCTTGCTGTCAACGACTGGCTCGACGGCACTGCGAATCTGATGGCGCAGTCGCAGCAGGTCTTTTCATCCCTGTTCACCGGGATGGAGAACGTCGTTGCGAGCTTCGTGACTACCGGGAAGGCGAAATTCTCGGACTTCACCCGCAGCGTTCTGGCAGACATCGCAAAGATTGCCGCGCGCCAGGCCATGGTCGGGTTCGTATCCAGTATTGCTGGAAGCCTCTTTGGTGTTGGATCAGGCGCTGCCGCCGGCACGGAGGCAATGGCCAGCAGTGTCCAGGCCGCCGGCGGGGACGGCATCGGATCACTGATCGCCTCGAACGGCTGGGTGGCAAACGCAAAGGGCAACGTCTACTCGTCGCCCAGCTTGTCCGCCTATTCGAACGGGGTCTATGACACACCGCAGGTCTTCGCCTTCGCGAAGGGCGCAGGTGTCTTTGCCGAGGCTGGCCCTGAAGCAATCATGCCGCTGAAGCGCGCGCCGGACGGGAGTCTTGGTGTCCGCGCGCAGATCCCGAACTTCTCCCAGGCTGCCGCGGGCGATGACCTGCGGGCAGGCAATCGCCCAGTCCAGGTGCAGATCTATCTGCAAGAAGGGGAGGGAGCTCGCACGAACGCGCCGGCCAGCCTGGAGCAATTCGGCAAGGAAATCGGCGAATTCGTTGACCAGCGGTTTGAGCGCCTCCTGGCCCGGTCCTACCGGCCCGGGGGGACTTCTTGGAACCGTCAGAACGGTAGGTGAGCTTCGTGGAAATTTTTACCTGGTGCCCCCGGAGGAATCCGAAGGGGGAGGTCGCCTTTCGCGGGTTGAGCGCGCAATTCGGCGATGGATTCGCGCAGGTCGCCGAAGACGGCATCAATTCCCGCTCTGAGTCTTGGCCGCTTGAGTTCTTCGGGACCGAGGCTGAGATCCAGCCAATCAAAAAGTTCCTTGACCGCCACGGGACCTGGACGGGGTTCCTTTGGACGCCGCCCCTGGGGCAGCAGGCGGTCTTCCTGATGGAGCGGGGTTACAGCCCTGTGCCTCTGGGTGGCGGCTGGTTCACGTTGGCCGTCACCTTCAAACAGAAATTCATTCCCTGATGACCATGGTGAACCTCGAAATCATCAACGTTGGGCAAGCGCCCAATGATGGCACCGGCGATACGCACCGGGATTCATTTCAAAAAACGAACCGGAATATGGCGGCGCTGAAAGCGGCGCTGGAAGACGCGTTCAAGACTGTGGAGATTCCGGCGTCCGCGAATCTGAACGCCTACACGACCACCGGCACGTTCCACCAGTCCGCGAACGCGGGGGCCGTGGGTGGTACGAACTATCCCGAGGGTACCGCAGGCTTGCTGCAAATCGTGGCAGCGGGTACGTCGTTTGTGTATCAGCGGTACGTGACCACGGGGCGCCGTAGCTATTGGCGGACTCGCGCTGGAGGCGACTGGGCTGAATGGGTGAGAATGCTCGATGCCTCGATGCTGGGCGCTGCCAACGGTGCCGCATCGCTGGGCGCCGACAGAACGATCCCGCGCGAGCAGCTGCCAGTCCTGACCGCGGTGCCTGTCGTGGCCGGCACCGACGCGAACACGGTCACCGACCCCGGCTCCTACTACATCAACAGCGACGCGGACGCGACGGCGGCCCTTAATTGGCCGGAGCTGCGGGCAGGAACCTTGGTGGTGGAGCGCGCTGCCGCGGGCAACCTACAGGTCACCCAGACTTACACGACCCGCAGCGGGTCGGGCGGCGTGTCTCGCACCTATAAGCGCACGCGCTTCACGACGTCGCTCACCTGGGCCGGCTGGCAAGAGCAAGCTCGAGCCGTGGATACCTTCCGTAAGGTGGCTGTGACGGCTGCGGTTGACGCGAACACGCTGACGACGGAGAACGCCTACTACACCTGGACGTCAGGCGCGGCAATGACGGGTGGCGCCAATTGGCCCGCCACTATCCCCGGATCTGGTTCGCTGCAGGTGACCCAGATGAGCGCCACCAACCTGGTGCAGAGCCTCACGGTGTTCCCTGGCGCCGGCCGCCGGCCCACCAACTTCCAGCGCGCCCTGATCAGCGGCACCTGGGGCTCTTGGTACGTGGTGGCGCCGGTCAGCATTGTGGCCGACCTGCCTACGGCCTATCACGGCGATGTCTATGTCGATGACGATGGCTGGTACGCTTGGAACGGTACGGCCTATGCTCGCCGCAGCCTGGCTAAGACGCTGACCAGCGTCGACCTGAATACCATTGACATTCCCGGCACTTACGCCTGCAACGTGAGTGCTGAGGCTACGGGCGCGCTGAATTACCCTATTCAACTGGCGGGCATCCTAGAAGTTGTGGCTTCCAGCGCCAGCAATCTGCAGGTCACTCAGACCTACACAGCGTTTCCTGAAACAAGCCCAGTGACCTTCAAGCGCGTGCGCTTCGGGGCTAGCAAGGCTTGGGGGCCGTGGTTTGAACAGGCTCGGCTCAAGGACGCTATGCATCGGGTGGCGCTTGGGCCGGCCGGCGTGAACTTCAACACGCTCAGCGCGGATAACACGTTCTACACCTGGGTCGATGGCTCTACAGTATCCGCTGGAAGCAATGGCCCTCCTGTGGCCGCCAATTCCGTCGGTGCCGGCTACTTGAATGTCTGGTATGTCAGTGCCGGCTTCGCTGTGCAGGAGTGTGTCCTGCTGATCAACGGACAGAAACCCCGCCGGTTCTCTCGTATTGGCTCCGGGTCTACCTGGGATCCTTGGAAGATCATCGGCTCCCTGTCGTCCACTGCCTACCTGCCCACGGCCGATTGCGGCGACGTGTACGTGGACAACTTCGGCTGGTGTCGGTGGAGCACGGCCACCAATTCGTACACCGGAATGACTGTCGCCACCGGCATCCTCAAAATGGGGGAGGGCACCACATTCTACGGCTCGTTCACAAGCACTTACGCCCCGGGGGTCAGCACCGTTTTCCAGGACAATCTCGGCGACACTTACATGACGGTTGTTCCTGGCTCAAGCGGCGGGACCAACGCGGGGTTTATCGCCCGGGGCTGGAAGGCTGCAGACTCGCAGTTCGTTCTGTTTGGAATAAACCAGTCCACCGGTATTGGGCAACTTCTGTTCAGTAGGCACGGGACGGCCGGCATCCCGATATACTTCACTTTCAATTCCGCTACCGGGGAGTGCGGCCGCGTTATCGAAGACGGGCGCTGGCAGTTTGGACGATTCCTGAACCCTAACGTGCAGACCAAGCTGCACGTTAGCTTCACTGGTGGCGGCACCGAGTACGGGATGGTGTTGCGTCCGACGCTGGCGGCGGATACGACCGCTATCCAGTTTCAAGCGTCCAACGGCGGTGTGTGCGGGTACATCTTCTCCCAGAACAACCTGTCGGTGATTTACTCCACCACCTCGGACTACCGCGCCAAGACCGAGCTGGGCGACCTGGACCCTGAAACCTCTCTGGCCACCATCAACGCGCTGCGGCCCATCAACTTCCGCATGAACGGGGCACCGGAGGACTCTGAGGTTCAACGCGGGTTCATCGCGCACGAGCTGCAGGCTCTGGTCCCCACCGCGGTGGTGGGCAAGAAGGACGAGATGATGAAGGGGGCCGACGGCAAGAACGTGCCCAGGTATCAGGGGGTGGACATGGGACGCATCATGCCGGACTTGGTGGCTGCGGTGCAGCGCCTGACCCAGATGCTGGAGGAAACCAATAGATCGTTGGTGACGGCCAACAACAGGATCGCGCAACTGGAAGCTGCGGGCTCGCCCGCTACCCCGGAGTAGTGCAATGGGGATCTATGCGGATGCTCAAAAGCTGGAGGTCGGCCAGTTGGTCGACTTGTTCGAGCTGGACGCCACCGGCATTGGCGGCACGCTACAGCGCTTTCACGGATATGCCCAGGTAGGCCCGATCTGGTGGCAAGAGAATCAATACGACCCCTGGGCTATCCAGGCTGAGGGGTTTGAGCAGGTGGGTGAGGGGCAACAGCCAACCCCCACTCTGTCTGTAGGCAATATTGGGCTAGACGCCGCAGGCAACCCCATTCCTGGTGTGATTTCGGCCCTCTGCATCGCGCTGGACGATCTTGTCGGTGCCCGCGTGGTCGTTCGCCGAACACTTGGGAAATATCTGGATGCGCGAAATTTTCCAGATGGAAATCCGACCGCCTCGTCCGAGGAAGAGTTGCCGCCTGAGGTGTGGATTGTCCAGCAGAAGACGGCTGAAACTGCCGAGGTTGTGGAGTTTGAGCTGTCGAGCGCTCTAGATTTCAACGGTCAAAAACTCCCTGGTCGTCAGATCATCGCCGGCGTTTGCGGCTGGCTCACCAGGGGCGGCTATCGCGGGCCCTATTGCGGATATACGGGCTCTCGCATGTTCGATGTGGAGGGGAATCCCGTTTCCGACCCAGCGCGCGATCGATGTTCTGGGTTGCTGAGCGACTGCAAGCAGCGCTTCGGCGAGTACGAAGTGATTAATTTCGGCGGCTTCCCTTCTGCGGACCGCATTCGAGGGTAACCATGCGGAAGAAGACGATTGACGCCATCCGTGCTCATGCGATGGCGGAGTACCCGCGCGAGTGTTGTGGCCTAGTGGTGCAGGTGGCTCGTCGGGAGATCTATTGGCCGTGCAGGAACCTCGCGACAGGCGCTGAACATTTCGTTATGGATCCTCGGGATTACACCGCTGCGGCCGATGCCGGGACTGTCAAGGCAGTGATTCATTCCCATCCGGACCAACAGCCCCTCTTGATCCATGAAGCGGATCGTGTTGCGTGCGAAGAGAGCGAGGTGCCTTGGTTCATTGTTGCCGTTGGCCGTTCCGAAGCCGGCCATGTAGAGACGCGCCAACTGGTCAGCTTTGCCCCTGAGGGCTACGAGGCACCACTTTTGGGGCGGCCTTTTGCTCACGGGGTTCTGGATTGCTACAGCTTGGTCCGCGATGGGTACGCTCGGGAACTGAACATCATCCTGCCGAATTTTCGTCGGGATGATGGCTGGTGGGAGCCAGGCAGGGAGGGCGATCTTTACATGGACCACTATGCCGAGGTTGGCTTTCGACCTCTTGCGGCAGGCGAACGGACGCAGTTCGGCGATGTGGTGCTGATGCAGATCCGCTCGGATCGAGTCAACCACTCCGGCATGTTCATCGGTGACCGGCCGCTGCGGGAAGCGCCTGATCTCTTTCCTATTCCAAATGCAATGCTGCATCACTTGTATGGGCGAGACTCCGAACGTGTGGTTTACGGCGGTTATTGGCGCGAGGCAACCCGATTGATCCTTCGTCATGAGGGCGTGGAATGACCGAGACGCTGAGAGAGGTGCGGATCTATGGGCGGCTTGGGGGGAAGTACGGACGAACCCACTGGCTTGCCGTGAACTGCCCGGCGGAAGCGATCAGGGCCCTATGCATACTGCTTCCCGGATTTGAGCGCGATCTGGCGAATAGCGACGCACATGGTGTGAAGTTTGTGTGCTTCGTAGGCAACCGAAACATCGGCGTGGAGGAAATGCAGTATCCGGTTGGAGGAGAGCCGATTCGGATAGCGCCTGTCCTTGCGGGAGCAAAGCGCGCGGGTCTATTTCAGACGATTCTGGGCGCGGTGCTGATCGTTGTCGGAGCGGTGCTGACATACACCGGGGTCGGCGCCCCGATTGGTACGCCGATGATGAAAATCGGCGCGGCGATGGCGTTGGGGGGTGTGGTGCAGATGCTTTCGCCTCAGCAGCGGGGGCTAAGCAGTGCTGACGGCCCTGAGAACGGCGCTTCCTACAACTTTAACGGTCCAGTGAACACGATGGCCCAAGGCAATCCGGTGCCTCTCTTGTACGGGCGAATGATCGTTGGAAGTTCCGTTATATCGGCCGGAATTTACGCCGAGGACCAAGTATGAGAGCAAATAATTTTGCAATGAAAAGGGCGCCCAACGGCGCCCTTGCCGTTTCTGGCGTCTCGGCAAGGAATTTGCAGCCCATAACGGGTTTCGGTGGCGGGAAGGGCGGAGGAGGCGGCCGGAGCCCCCGCGAGGCCCCAGACAGCCTGCACAGCACCGCATTTGCGCGCGTCGTCGATCTGATCTCTGAGGGCGAGGTGTTCGGCCCAGCGCATGGACCTGATGGCGCGTTGCGTGACGTGTATCTGGATGGTACGCCGGGAGCGAACCAGGATGGTTCGGTGAATTTTCCGAACATGGCGATTGACTATCGCACAGGAACGCAGACGCAAGAGCCTTTGCCGGGCTTCCCTGCATCCGAAGTCACCAGTGCGGTGAATGTGGAGCTTACCCAGGGAAGCCCGTGGGTACGAACTATCACAGACCTGCAGCTATCGGCTGTGCGCATCACGTTGGCTGTGACGGGGCTGAGCAAGGCAAACACCTCGAATGGAGATATCGGTGGCTACCGCGTTGAGTACCAGATCGAAGTAAGTGCGGACGGTGGTGTCTACCAGCTCGCGCTTGCGAGTGCATTTGACGGGAAGACAACGCAACGCTATTCGCGATCGCATCGAATTGACCTCCCGGCCGCGCGATCTGGCTGGTCGGTGCGAGTTCGGCGAATTACGGCGAACGCTAATAGCAGTGTCATTTCTGATCGAACCTATGTAGATGGGATTACGGAGGTAATAGACGCGAAGCTTAGGTACCCGATGTCTGCTCTGGTCGGCATCAAGATTGATGCCTCCCAGTTCCAATCAATACCCGCGCGATCCTATGACTGGAAGGGACGAATCATCCGCGTCCCGTCGAACTATGACGAGGATCGGCGCGCATACGCGGGCACCTGGGACGGAACATTCAAGCTTGCGTGGACTGACAACCCTGCGTGGATTTTCTATGACCTCGTGACCAATGATCGGTATGGCCTGGGTGAGCGCATACCCTCCGGCTGGTTGGATAAGTGGGGGTTGTATCAGATAGCCCGGTACTGCGATGAACTGGTGCCCGATGGATTTGGCGGGCAAGAGCCACGCTTCACCTGCAACTGCTATTTGCAGACAGCCGCGGACGCGTATCGGGTTTTGCAGGACCTGGCGTCGGTGTTCCGGGGAATGACGTACTGGGCGAATTCGTCAGTCTTTGCCGTCGCAGATATGCCCGGCGATCCCGTCTATACCTTCACGTCGGCCAACGTGATCGACGGCCGATTTAATTACGTCGGCTCTTCGTTGAATGCTCGCTATACCGCAGCCCTTGTGTCCTGGAATGATCTTTCAGACATGGGGCGGCAGAAAGTTGAGTATGTCGAAGATCGTAAAGGCCTGGCGCGGTTTGGGCTTAAGCAGATCGAGGTAAGCGCGTTTGGCTGCACCTCTCGCGGTCAAGCTAACCGGGTCGGTAAGTGGCTTCTGCTCACCTCGCGGATGGAAACCAGGTCCGTATCATTCTCCGTCGGGCTTGATGCGTGTCGTGTACGTCCCGGCAGCATTGTTCGGATCGCGGATCAACACCTGGCAGGGCGCCGAGTGGGAGGGCGCATCCACTCGGCGACTTCTACCGTTATTACTGTCGATGCTGCGCTGGGGGTTAGACCGGGGGATCGCCTGGCCGTCAATTTGCCCAGCGGAGTTTCGGAAACCCGGATTGTCAGCGCAGCAGTGGGGCAAGGTCTGACTGCAGATTTGACGACCTTCACGGTTGACTCCACGGAGTTGACCGCAGATATGCTCGGCGTGCCGGGAATGGTCCTCATCATCACGGTAACAGCGCCATTCTCCGAGGTGCCGGAAGCCGAATGCGTGTGGACACTAGAATCTGAGGTGCTGTCTGCGCAGCGCTTTCGCATCATCAGTGTGAAGCGTAAGGAAGGGCTCATCGCGGAAATCGCGGCCATTCAACACGAGCCTGGAAAGTTTGACAACGTGGACTTTGGCACTCGCCTGGATCCCGTACCGATCACAGTAGTTCCCCCCGGTGTTCAGCCGCCACCGACCAACGTCACCATCAGTTCCTACCCGTTGATCAGTCAGGGTATTGCAAGCCATACGGCGGTTTTTTCGTGGGCTGCTGCCGAGGGCGCCGTGAAGTACGAGGTGCAGTGGCGGCGGGACAATTCCGAATGGATTAGCCTGCCGCCGACTGGGTCTACCAGCATAGAGGTTCAGAACATCTTTGCTGGCGGCTTTATGTGCCGAGTGAGGGCGTTCAATCCAATGGATATATCGTCCATCTGGGCCACGTCATTGCTAACGCAGCTGGACGGGATCTTGGCCCCACCGCCAGCGGTAACGAGCCTTATTCCGACGTCGTTGGTGTTTGCTATTCGGCTGCGCTGGGGCTTCCCTGCTGGACCGTCAATCATTGAGCGAACGGAGATCTGGTACAGCGCCTCGCCAGAGTTCGAGTCGGCGCAGAAGTTGGGGGACTATGCGTTCCCACAAGACAGCACGACGCTCATGGGCTTGTCTGCCGGCGCGCGACTGTACTTTTGGGCCATCTTGCGTGATCGGAATGGCGTACCAGGTCCGCGCTATCCGGCGGGGAACGGTGTGCTCGGTCAGGCAAGCTCGGACGCGGGGGAAATTCTCGAATACCTCACCGGCAAGATCACCCAGACGCAACTGGCTCAGGATTTACTCGCCCCGATTCAGAAAATCCCGGTTCTGGAAACGCGGATCGCCGATGAGGAGGAGATCCGTCAAACCCAGAATGAGGCGATGGCGAGGACGCTCAGCACCGTGAGCTCCAAGGTGGACGAAAACACCTCGCTGATTCAGGAGGAATCGACTACGCGGGCGAACGAGACGGAGACGCTGGGCCGGCGCGTCACCAGTGTGCAGGCGACTGCCGACACTGCTTCAGGTAAGGCAGACGCAGCCTCCGGAAGGGCGGATCAGGCATTTGCGGGAGTTCAGCAGACGAGTCAGGCAATAGCCAAGACAAACGGCGACTTGGCGGCGATGTGGACCATCAAGGCTGAGACCTCCGTTGGCGGTCGCAGCTACATGGCTGGAATAGGCGTCGGCGTCGAAAACACGGGCGGCGTCATCGAACCCCAGGTACTGGTGATGGCCGATCGATTCGCGGTTCTGCACCCGAACGGGAGCAACGTCACGTCTCCTTTCGTCATCCAGGGCGGGCAGGTCTTCATGAGCCAGGCCCTGATTGGCACTGCGTGGATAAAGAGTGCAAATGTGGAAAGCCTGGACGCTGCCAAGGTGACAACAGGCGTCATGAGCGCTGACCGCATCGATGCCAACTCGTTCGCCGCGAAGGTGGCGAACATAGAGACAGCCTACGTCAAGACGGCGAACATTGGCTTCGCCCAGGTCGGTACTCTTCAGCTGCAAAATGGGGCGGTGTCGGCCGGGAACGCCGTCCCCTTGAACCTGAATTTCGGGGCGGGCAGCGGTGCTAATTCGGCTTCCATCACGTTCAATCTGCCTTCAGCGGGCTCCGCGTTGATCAGCTATGAGTTTGCGGCGAAATCGAGCTCGGCCCAGGTCGTCGTGGCCGAATACGTGCGGCTCTATTTTGATGGTGCCGAAGTGAGCAGGGTGCCTGTAGTGAACTACACCTCAAGCGAGCAGGAAAACACGAAGTCCGGGAGTTCTATCCGGACCAACATCCCTGCTGGGTTGCACACCATTAGTTTGGTATTCCCTCGACCAGGCACCGGCACTGTGTCTGTCTCGGGAAATCTGGCGCTGCTCTCGTTCGTTCGCTAAGCCTTTGGCTATTGCATGGGCCCGTTTCGGCGGGCCATTTCTATTGCTGGAAATTTCAAAAGGGAGAAGTGATGGCAGAACCTGCAAGCACAGGTGTTGTGGCGGTGGCCGCCGCGGGCGTGACGCTCGCGGGCCTGCTGCCGGGGATTGATGGCAACGCTCTCATCGGAGCATTTGCCGGGGCTTCGCTCTTCGTCGTGTCGCGCAAGGAAGGCGGATTGCTGTCGCGCGGCATCTACTGGGCGATTTCATTTGTGATCGGCTACCTGGCAGCACCGGATGTAGTGGCGCTGACGCCTGTCAAGGAAACAGCCATAGCGGCGTTCGGTGCTGCTGCGCTGATCGTGACTATCGCTCTGGCGGCAATCGAGCGCATCAAGACGTTCGACTTCACCACGGTCTTCAAGAAGGGGAGCTGAGATGCAACCTGCCGAAATGATCAGTATGGGCCACCAGCATCTGGTGGCCCTTTTGTTTGTGGTGGCGAATTTCGCTTCGGCGGTGCGGCTGCTGTTGTACCGGCGCAACGGCGCACGGTTCCGCCGCGGAATGTCGTGGCTGGCCTACCTCCTCATCGTGGGCACTGGCGGCCAGGCCCTGGATGTGCTTGTGCGGCATGAGCCTGTAACGGTATGGCAGGCGGTGGTGGCGGTACTGATCGCCGTGTTGGTGTATCGCGCCCAGGGGAATGTGGCGTGCATTGTGAGGGTCAATTCATGACGTTGAAAGAAATTGTCGCTGGGGCGATCAACCCGGCGTTGGCGCTGCTGCCGGCCAATATGGACACGCCCGCGGCGCGTGTCCAGTTGCTGGCTACCGGTCTGCAAGAAAGTCGCTTTGTGGACCGCCGTCAACTGGTCGGCCGCCCGCCGCGGCCGATTGGCCCCGCCAAGAGCTTCTGGCAAGCGGAGCAGGGTGGCGGCATGGTGCACGGCGTCCGGCTGCACGCGGCAACGAGCGCCGCGGCTGCCCACCTCTACCAGGCCCGGGGCGTGCCCGCGCGCGATGCCGCGATCTGGGACGCCATCGAGCATGACGACGTGCTGGCGGCCGGCCTGGCCCGTCTCCTGCTGTGGAGCGACCCGGGCCGGCTGCCGCTTGTGGGTGACGAAGAGGGCGCCTGGCGGTTGTACCTGCGCACCTGGCGGCCCGGTGCTTACGACCGGGGCACGCCCGCCCAACGCGCAGAGCTTCGCGCCAAGTGGGGCCGCAACTATGCGCAGGCAGTCGCCGAGGTGGCGCGGTGAACGGCCTAGCGCGTGTTGTCGGCGCGTTGATGGGCTGGAAAGGCTACACCGCGGCGGCGCTGGCCGGCGCGCTGATCGTCGGCGGTGCGGCCTGGACCGCGCAAGGGTGGCGCTATGGCGCGGTGGTCGCCTCGATGCGTGCTGACGAGTCCGACCGCGTGGCCGAGTCGCAGCGTCAGGCGCGCGAGATCCTGCTGCGGCGCTACGCCGTCGTGGGGGAAATCAACGAACGAAACGCGAAGGCCGAGTGGGCTGCGTATGGAGGAATGCGAAATGCCCAAGTTGAGGATGACCGTCTGCGTGCTGATGTTGACGCTGGGCGCCAGCGGCTGCGCGTCGCTGCTGCCTGCCCCGCCGCCAGCGGTGGAGTGCCCAAAACCGGAGCCGGCGCCGGCATGGGTAATGGAACCCGCCCCGAACTTGATCCAGCTGCTCGATCGGATTATTTCGCCCTACGGGCAGGAATCCGGCGACTGACGGCACAGCTGAAGGCTTGTCAAATTCGTTTAAGATAGGTTAAGTCATCCGTAGGTTTTGGCATGGCGCTTGCTGCAGAAAATACACTTTACTTGGGGGCTGCCATGACACGCGACGAATTTGTTTCTATGATGATCCTGTTGCCACGCCTGGAAAAATTAGGATTTGGTGATTGGGCAGATGTCTTGGACTCGTATGCGGAGATTCTCGTCCGTATTGAAGGTAGGCTAAGCGCCAATGAAACTGCGGAATTGATGGGCATAGGGGCGGACTTCTATCGCACGCTGGCGCGGTGTGAAGACTATAGGCGGAATGCAGTTCCCCTCAGATGA